CCAAAATCGTGAATTTTACTTCGGTTAGCCATTTCTTGTTTAGCAAGGGAAGTTGCAGCACGTAATTCTGCAAGCTCTTCGTTTTGTTCAAGCTTTTCATCCTTGTTTTGTTGGTTCATAAACGCTTTCATTCGGTCAAGATTAATTTTTTCTTGAGATTGTTGTGCTTTTGTAAAGTCATCTTGCGCTCTAATGTCTAATTCTCTAGCTTTTAACTTAGCAATTGGGTCATTTCCGTATTCACCCATTAATTCAGCTTCTTCTTTAGCAAAATCTTCAAACATTTCTGCAATTAAGACTGCTTTTCTAGATTCTATTTGCATATTTATTGTCATTATCTGTTGTTGCATTTGTGGATCTTGTGCTAAAGCAGGATTTGCTTGAATTTGTTGTTGCATTTGTTGCATCATTAAGATCTGATCTTTAAATTCTACCTCAACTTGCTCTAAAGCCATTAAACTTATGTGTTCAAAAATGTTTTTTTGCATTGCAGCCGTTACCATTGGGTTTCCTCTAGCCATTGAAGAGGACATAAAGTTTAAATGAGCTGTAATGTGAGCTCTATGGTCTTGTCCTTTAAACGCTTGAAACGGTTGACCACCTAAAGCTTGTATTGCTTCAACACTAGGGTCCATTGGCATTGGTTTTGGAACTGGTTTTAAAATCATATCAATATTTTTTACACCTAAAGCTTCATACATTGCACGATACGCATTGTATAAGTTGTGCATTTGTGGATTAGATTGTGCTAATTGTAATTCAGCTTGAGCAATTGATATTCTTTGTGTTTGAGAAAATATATTTGGATCAGCTACAGGTAAAATATCTACTCTATCATCAAAATCAGCTTTCTTAATAAATCTTTGACCCCCTACAACATCGTATGGATATTGATCTGGTAAGTATAATTTAAATACTCTAGCCAACATCTTAAATTCGTTTTTAAGACTCACATAAATTCTTTTGTGAATCGCAGACATAGTTCTGCTTCCTCGTTCCAACAAAGCTACTGTCGTTCCCACTGCTGCTTGTTGATTCCCGTCACCTACTTGAAGGTCAGCGATCGAGGCAAATCTTTGCCCGGCTGAAACAACGACACCCATAAGCTGTAATCTAACAAAGATCTTAAAGCTGCAGTGGCTGTTCTTGATAAACCACCAATCATATGAATTAAACCAAAACCATAAAAACCTAAACCAGGTAAAAATTTAAAATGTACAAAGTAAGAAATTTTCTTTTTCTTTGGATCTGCTATTTCATAATTTCTTCTAATAGATAATACTTCTCTTGATGCTTCTTCAATAGTTACAATGTACGGTAATTTAATTCCTGTAGGTTGACCATCAGGTCCTCGATCCTCGAACCCTTCTAAATCTAAATCTACATGAAATTCTAAAATATTGTAAACGTCTTCATCTTTTGTTTTTGTAATTCCTTCTAGCTCTCGTTCTTTTCTTTCTAAATCAGATTCAGTATCTGCAGGAGATCCAAGGTCCACGTCTCTGTAAAAACCAGACACTTGTTGTTTTCTTAAATCATTTTCTTTAGTTTTAATAACGTGAACCACGGCCGTTGCATCTTCTAAAGATGTTGCAGAGTATGGCACAACCAAATCTTCTGCAGGTACAAATTTAGAAACTGCTCTGCCTAAAAGATCGTCGTAATAAACTTTCTTAAAGGCAGATCCAGCAAGAGGGAGGTAAAATAATAATTGATCAAATTCAGGTTCGTATTCTTTCATCTGATCCATTAATTGATAGTTCATAAAATCTTTTACTCTAGTCGATTGCATTTCTTTATCAGGAGACGGTGCACCTATAATTTGTGTTCTAATAGGTCCATCTGCTGGTAATAGTTCTTTGTATGCTAATGCTTGAAATTGTGTAACTGCTTCTGCAAGAACTGGATGTGTTGCACCTGCAGCTCCAGAAAAAGGTTCGGTTCTATCTTCATATTTAAATCCTAAAAGATCTAAACCTGTTACGTAAGTGTGTTCCCATTCTTTACGAGACTCTTTGTAGTCCATATAGTTTTGATTTAATTCTGAACCTAGAGGACCTAATATTTCCTCTGGTAATAACTCAGCTAAATTATCAAAGTGATTTTCACTTTGTGCTTGGCTAAATGCTCCAGGTTCAAAATTAATTTCTACACCGCCATCTTCAGTGGGAGTAATTTCTGTTTCAGCAGGGTTTGGTAATGATTCATTAATTTCTTCTTGAACCTCAACTTGTTCTTCGGGTCCTGCTATTTCAACCGATTTTCTTATTTCGGTTAATGCTTTGTCTATTTCTGCCATTTATATTCTCCAATTTATCTTGTTTATATGCTTTTGATTCATTAATCAAGCCTTGTGGGTTAGGTCCACTTAATGGTGGTATTTGATCTCGTTTTACATGTTTCATGTTTTTAACAAGAGTAGGATTTTTTACATACTTACTTGGATGTTTAAATACAAACGTCATTACCAGTAAAATTTCTTTTTTCTTTTAGGTTGATATTCTTCTTGATAATCTTCCGGGTGATCTATAAATCCGCCTTGTCTGTATCTTAACAGAGCCTGTGTTGTGCTGTCAACTAAATCGTCATGATCACCATATGGAAATGCTGCACACTCTTCAACAAGCTCTTGTGCAAACTCTTGATCTAAAGGCGCCCAAATTTGTCCAGCTTCAAACAATGGAGATACTGCATTAACTCTTGCAATTTTATCTTGACCTTTAGATGGTGTAAAATTCATAGCAGGAATTCCCATCTGTCTAAGCTCATACATTAAAGGTAGTCCTGATGCCTTTGCTTCAATAATAACTGTTTCAGGATTCCAATATTTATATTGTTCTAATGCAACACGACGAAGTTCTGGAAACTCTAAACGTTCTTTAAATGAATCTAATAATATTAATTGACGAGGTGAATCTTCATTAGGACGAAAAACTCCCCATGTAGTAATTGCACTATAGTCAGCAGTTTCTTTTTTAAGATAAGCCGTATCATAAGATTGAATTGTATGTTCAATATTAGGCATATGTTTAGACTCCCAATTTTTCCACCACTCACGTTTAATAAGAGCTCCTTCTTCTGAGGTTGGGTTCTGCATGTATTGCGCGTTCCATTTTGCAACACCTGCGGATGCTTTAACAGATTCAAGATCCTCAAGCTTCCAATACTCAGGCCAAACTGGATCTCCACTTGGAAGGATTGCGGGGAACTCTACGACTTCCCATTGATCCGCGTTCTCGTTGCTTTGTGCGTTTAACAATCTTTGTGTTAGATCTTTTGTACTCCATCTAGTCATAACTAAAACAATACGACCGCCTGGTTGAAGACGTTGCCTCGGTCCTGAAGTATACCACTCATATGCATTATCAAATGCCGATGGTGAGTTTACATCTTGCTCTGAATGTGGATCATCGATGATGAGTAGATCAGCACCTCTCCCGGTTACCGCACCTTGGACACCAACAGCAAAGTATTCACCACCATCAGATGTATTCCAACGTCCTGCAGCTTTACTATCTTCTTGAAGTCTTGTATTAAAAATTTGTTGATACTCTTCTGAGTCAATTAAATGTTTTGCTTTACGACCAAAGTTTACAGCAAGTTCCGCTGTGTGAGTTGCTTGAATAATTTTTAGTTTAGGATTCTGCCCGATCATCCAAGCAGGAAGAAAGAACGACGCAAATTCAGATTTAGTATGCCTAGGAGGCATGTTTATAATTAGACGGGTCAAATCTCCTGTTGCTAATCTATTAAATTTATCTGCTATCGTTTGATGGTGGGACCCCTCTATAAAATCTGGCCACATTCTTTTTACAAAAGATAAAAAATTAGTTTTAACTTGTTTAAGTTCTTTTCTTCTATGTCTTTGTATAATCTGTATCTTGAGTTTTTTTCGCTCAATTGGATCTTCTATTTTATTAATATCTTCAACAGTTAGCATATATTTCAATATGGGTGGTAAAGTATTATACACGATTAACTATCCAAATCAAACACTATAGGGTAGGTCTGGGACCCCTACAAAACTAAGAGTGATTTAATAAATAATAAGTCACGCAAATTTAAAAGTAATTCCTTTAGGGTCCCCTTTCTTTGGGTGGGTCCCGCCCACACGCTCTTACCTATGCAGTTTATGCATAGGACAATGTAGGATAGGCCATGCAAATACTGCATGGCCTATTTCTTAACGAAGTCTATTTATTAATTCGTCTCTCGATCCTTTCTTCAATAGTTTTTAATTGAGCAACCATAAACTTATGTCGCGTGCTAATGTTTTTAAGACCAGTGTTAGTAACAGCTATTCTTAAACCAATATGATTTTTAAATAGCTGTCGAAGATCCGTGTCTGTTGGGTTGCCTTTGAAAAAAGATGAACTGTGGACAAAATCTAAAAATATAGCTCTGAACATAAGTTCATCTATAGTTTTTTCAGTGATCTCATAAACTCCAACAGCCATCATCAACCAACCAATATGATCCGCTTGGTCTTTCTGGTCAATTGCGTTTTGACCTTTTTCACCTAACCACTGACATTTATCTGCATCAAAGTGCTTTAGGTTTTGGTAGTGTACTAATAGTGACATTGTATTCCTTTCGTTAAGTTAATAAATTCATTATGCACAGCTATCCTATAATGTCCAGTAACTATGTGTCCATAATGGGTCAGCTAGATGAGGGAACAAACTAACTGACCTCATAAGTATATGTGATTTTTTTCGTGATTTGTGCCAAATTAATTTTTCTTTTTTTAGGGTGGGCCCCGCCCACATGCTCTTCTCTATTTTTTTCTAGTGTGGCGTGTGGTCTGGCCACACGCCACAAGTTATTTATTTTACCGCGATCTGTAACAGCTGATCTGGAATAGCAAGTTTAATATCCGCGCTTGCCATTTCTTTTTGTAAAGTTTTAACAGTGGAATTAATATCGCTTCCAGTGTGGACAATAACTTTACAATTGTCTCTTTTTTCTTTTAGAGCATGATAAAGTTTATGTCCTTTTTTAATATGCTCTTTGGCTTCTTGATAACAAACCTCATCAAGTTTATTTGTAAAGTATTCAACGCCGTCGTCTGCTGAATTGAAACTAGAAAAGCTGGTATCCCATTGACGCGCCTTAGCCAATCGGTCAAGTCTATTAGAGATAACATTGGCCATTTGATTAACCTTATCTAATAGCTTCTCTTCAACTATTCTTTTAGTTCTGATAAAGTTTAAATACTCATCATTAACTTTAGTAAGTTGCTTGAGGTCTTTATCAACTCCACACTCTTTAGCAAAAGTTGATTTCTTTTTTTCAGCAAGTTTATCAGCTTCAAAATGTATTTCTGAATTGATTTGTTCTTGCTTATCATAGAACTTGTCTTTAATTAATTCTTTAAAGAATTCAAGTTCGTTGCTTCTTATTGGTTTCATAACTGTATTCCTTTCTATTTGTTAAGTTATAAATATTCTTATAGGTTATTATAGGATATAGTCAACCCTTAAAAAACATTTATTTTTATTTTTTTTATATGGGTGGGCCCCGCCCACACGCTCTTCTCTAAAAATAAAAAATTTTAGCTGTTGACAATATCCTACAATAACCTATATTAGAATCATGAAAGAATTAAACACGGCACAAGCATGGGTATTAGTTGGCGGCCTTAGCAAGCCTGGAAAAATGCCTGGATGGTCAATTGGTATACCCGCTAAAGAATGCAACACGGGCGGCAAGCTTCAAAATGTCGAAGGCAGCGTCTGCAATGACTGTTATGCATTAAAGGGTTGTTACGTCTTCAAGGTTGTTCAGGATGCACAATACAGAAGGCTGGCAGCTATTAAGCACCCGCGATGGGTCGAGGCCATGGCACTGTTGATCAATTCTAAAAAACCCGATGTATTCAGATGGCATGACTCAGGAGATGTTCAGGACCTTGAACACCTTCAAAAAATTTTTGCTGTCTGTAGGTTGACGCCGTCAAGAATGCATTGGATGCCAACCAAAGAAGCCTGGGTCAAAAAATATTTAAAATTTAAGCCTGACAATTTAACGATTAGATTGTCATCACCGATGGTGAACCAGGGACCAATTAGCAGCTGGCCCAATACATCCACAGTGGTGACTAAGAAGGCAACATGTCCAGCACCTGAGCAAGGCGGCCAATGTCTAGACTGTAGACGATGCTGGAATCCAAAAATTAAAAATATTTCTTATGGCCAACATTAGGAATGGTGTTCGATTGTGGGGTTGTACTACACCTAAAATTGGGAAACCCTCAAGCGGGGGCTGGTCGTATTCCACCAGCCCTCAAGCTTAAATAAAAAATAAGGGTGGGTCCCGCCCACAAGCACGCACCACAGTCCGCAAGCCGAGGCCACAGGCAACAGGCTCATGTTTCACGTGAAACAAAAAAATAAAAAGGGTGGGTCCCGCCCACAAGCACTTACCACGAGCCGCGACATTTTGCGCGTTGATCTTTGTCCTA